GGGAAATTATTGTACGAAGGTTGGGAGAATAGACCCGACGCTCCTACTTGGGCCAAGCGTACACCTATGGGTTTATTCTATGAAGGACTAGAAGAAGCAGTAGACTTACAGTTTCAAGCCGCTCTAGCAATTAACCAAGGTAAAGTAGCAGGTAAAGACCAATATGGTTCAGTAGAAAGAGAACGTGTTGAATCACTAGGAACTAAATTTATTTATTCTCCTGGTGGCTTTCAAGTTTGATGCATTCATTTTCATATTCCGACAAATCTCTACGTGCATCAATTAACTTACACACTGCTGCATCTACCCAAGGCAGAGCATTGTGACCAGGGAAAGCGTCTTTAATTTGTTGAACTAGATTAGTAATCTCCCAGTATAGTACATCGTGTATAGTTTCACTCATTCTTCTTCCTCCCATCTTTCATCTGCACCAGATGGTCCGCGCTTAAGAGTAGTACGCAAAGGTACACCATCTTCTTGATGATGAGCCCATACATGCAATACTATTTTTTTGTAATTTTCTTGACTGTAAACATCTGATAAATCTAACTTTAAATCTACTCCGCAAAATTGACAAGGTGTTTTCATTCAACCAACCCCAAATAGAATGTTTTCTTCCCGCATTCTTTGCATGGCATACCTTTGATTAAATCTTTATCAGTGTTCAAATAACTTAAGTCGTATGGGTTACAATATGCCTGGTACTTCTCATCAATCTCGGGCTTTGCTTTGTACTGTGTAGCCTGTTTCTTCATCAATTCTTGTCTAATCCACGCACTAAAGTTATCCATTTTGCGTGCAATCTCGTAAGTAGTCGGGAATAGAGTTATTGTTTTATGTCTCATATTACATTGGCAGTTATAATCTTATATTAAATGTATGTATGTATTAGAGAAAAAAGGCCGGAGGCCATATATGGTATGGCTACTTGGCATAGGGTGGGTGTGCTGGGGAGAGTAACAATGGCGTGCTTTAGTAAAGAAGATTTAATCCTTGGATAGGATGCGAACATGTTCGTTTACTTTAATAACCGTCAATAACACCAGGGTATTATGGCGAAAGCAAAGACAGGTAGTTTCTACCTAACTGAGACAATAACGATTCCGGCTAATACAGTAGGCGGAAGTAGAGTACAAGGAACACTAGATTTAGGAGCATATGTAAACGTGCCAACAGGTCAAGCAATAGCGGTTGAAAGCGTAGACTTCATTCATCAAGTCGGCCCAGATTTCGGTCAAGAGGCTGAGAATATGCTTGATGCTAATGGTTGTATCTCTGCTCAATTAAGCGACTTGAATCCTGGTACTTCCCTGGTAAGAGCTGACAATCAAAGTTTGATTGCGAGTTCTGGATTAAACATCGATAAAGCAAACAACGTTGCTACTCATGCTGCGGACCTTTACCCCGATAACTTTGGTCCTGCTGCTTTGTCTGAAGCATTCATGGTCGTCAATGACACTCTTTACCTGGTCGCTGGACCGGATGGCGCAGGAACTGGAACTTTGGATGTCTCAGTAACTGCTAGAGTACGTTGCAGAGTTGTTAAACTATCTTCCGAAGACTGGATGGCTATCGCAATACAATCAACCGCTAGTGATAACTGAGGTGTTTACCTTGGTTAAAATAGAAGGGACTCTCGATGAAATACGAGAACTTATTGGCGATGTTAAGCGGACTACTCGCGCTGTTAAGTCTACGACTAAGAAAGTGGCTAAAGCGGCCAAAGGAACTACACGTAAACTATCAGCATGGCAGCGATACATCAAAAACAAATCAAACCACATTAAGTTTAAGCGTGGAGACAAAAAAGGACGATTAGACCTAAAGCGCATGTCTGCGGCTTTCAAAAGGAGTCGGAAAAAATGAATATTCTTGAAGAATGCTTGTTGATTCTAGGAGTATTACCAAGTAAAAAACTAGTTAAGTCATCTAAGAAAAAGAAGGAGGCTAAAAAATGAGTAAAGACGAAGATATGCAACGTACTCTTTGTGTAGAATTTGGAGGCTTATCTGTACAATGGGATAGACAAGCCGACGATTATGAACCACTAGCAACTGGTTCGGGCTGGACTTATGTTACTCCAGGGTTTTGGTATCTACAACAAGATATTGATTTATCGGGTTATGCTATGGAACGCAAAACTTTCTATCCTTATACTTCATTTGAACAAAGAGGCATGGCTACTCTCGCCGAGGTTATACCTATTGCACCTGCAACTACATTAACTAAACAACCTTATGTTTATGATATTACTATTGTTTCATCTGTACCATTAACAGAAAATGACTTGTTTGCTTCAGTCTTGGCAGGTCCAGGATTTACTACCTTTGCAGGATTCCCTGATGGTATAGGAAGATTTAATCGAAGCCAAATTATTCATGGAGAAACTAAAATGTATACCGTTGATTATACAGTAAGCGTTATTGGTTCTAATCAACAAGACGTGTTAAAGTTAGTAAATCGAAATAATTATTCTTCTTTAGAACCTACAGCTGCTGATAAATTATATTGTTATAGATTAGTTGCTATTACGTCCGAACCTTCAGAAATCGATGCCGCATTTGTTCCAGCTACTAGAGTTTTGATTCCAGGTAATATATCATCTGAACCTAAACTTGAGTATATGATGAGACTCAAGAGATCATACGAACTTGCTAACCAGGTGTAAACATGAATGAAGACTATCCGACGTTACGTCGCATAGGGAAATTATTGTACGAAGGTTGGGAGAATAGACCCGACGCTCCTACTTGGGCCAAGCGTACACCTATGGGTTTATTCTATGAAGGACTAGAAGAAGCAGT